TCACTTCCCAAGTCCTTGATGTTTCCGTGCTTATCGGTATGGATTTCTGCTCCCCGCTCATCTGTCCACGCCCAGCCCTGTGGTGCGTTTTTCGTTCCTACAAAATATTGTGGCACTGGGTTTTTACTCATAATAAGCCCTGCTTGCAGCGCACCGAAAGCAAGAGCAATTCCAGCAGGAACGAGACCAAAAGGAACACCTAATTGAGCGATAGACTGCGTTGCTCCTAACGCTCCATTCATAAGTGCCTGTTGTGCCTGCGCCCTTTGTTCAGCCCTTGCCTTTTGTGCTTGTATCATCTTTTCTTTCTGCGCCTGTTGTTCCTTGATTACCATGGCTTCATCTTCCAAGGCGTTACGCTCGGCGATTTGCTCCTCGGTAAGTTCAGATAAACCATTAAGCGCATCAAGTCTTTTGTCAATAAATCCTAACTCTGTTTCGGTTATCATCTTCGAGCGTTCAAGTTCCTCATCAAGTTCAGCGATAGTTCGCTCCTTGCCTGATGATATTGCTTTCCCTGCAAAATCGCTGATTAGCGCTGTGGCTGTGTTCATATAATCAGCGAAAGACATAGAGAAGTCCTTGCCTTGCTGTAATATCTTGCTGTATAGGTCAGAAAACTGCTTACTCACGGCATCTAATCCCAAGTCTGCCAAGTTCTGCTCTACCAAGTTTTTCAGTGGCTCCAATCCCTCCACGATACGCAAGAACATCTTATTGGCTTTGTTCTTCTCATTCTCCATTATGGAAGTGTCCAGCTGTGTTATCTGCAAGTCTGTCTGTGCGAGTTGGACTTTTTCATCTTCGTTAAGGTCTTTGCCTTGCTCTTGTAGAAGCGCCCTTTTTGCTTCCAACTGCTCTTTTAGAAGTTGTAGTTTCTCTTTCTCTCTCTTATTGACTGCTATGGTGGTGTCGTATTCTAATAACTCCAAGAAATACTGCTTATCCTTGTAGGATATATTCTTGTCGTTCATTATCATCTGCTTCTTATACTCGGCAGTTTCTTGACCAAGAAGTTTGATATACTCTATTTCCTTTTGGTTCTTCTCCAATAAGGCTTGATTGAGTTGCCTCATCTTATCCTGCTGACTTTCATTCTCATCGAATAGGTCTTTGGATTTCTGCACCTCTATCTCTCTCTGCTCCTGCTTGTATTTTTTGGCAAGGTCAAGCAGTTTGGTGTAGTATGTATCCTTTTCTTTGATTACAAGACCATCTATCTCTATTTCCTTTACGAGTAGGTCATAACCTGTAAGTTCATTTTGAGCCTCTACTCGCTGTCTTCGGAATTTCTCCAATAGTTTGTTATGCTCAAAATCCAAGTCTTTACGAGCCTTATCAAAAGCCTCTTTGTCTAACTGCTCCTGTGTTTTATCTTTCTTTACCCTGCCTTTTGGTGTCTTTTTCTTTTTCTTCGCTTTTTCCTTTTCTACCTTTGGTGGGGCTACTACTTTCACACTGCTTCTTGGAACAAGTTTGCCATCCTTATAGATGTATTCGCTGGCTCTCTTGTTTGTAGACATTCCTAATGCATTTGCATCTCTCCAGATATTGTTATGAACAAAATATCTCTGCCCTTTCTTCCTTGCTTCAAGAAGTTCGTTTTCTAATTTCTTTTGGTTTTTAAGGTTTTGTAGTGTTTTCTCATCTCCTGAGAGGATTGCAGTATTTTCTTTGTGCAGACTTGATAGTTTCTCTTTCGTGCTGTCAATGATAGAACCAAAATCTCCCAGCATCTTGATAGCATCCTCCGTTCCGAATATGGCATCTTTGATAGACTTCACGAAATATTCTATACCCTTGATAACAAGTTTAATAACAGTGCTAATCGCGACAAGGTTGGTTTTTACTTGGTTAGTTACCAAATTAACCAAATCCCAGCCCTTGCCGTTGTCAAATAGTCCTCCTGTAAGGGCGTTAATCACATCGCCCACTGCCTCAAATGCTTCTTTCAGTTCGCCCATTATACTCACGCCATCAGTTCCGCCATTGATTGCTAAATCGAGAAACTCCTCTAATAGACCTCTGGCAATTTCAAGAACATCAGCAATAGCACCGATAAAGTCTTTATTGGAGGCGAGAGTACTTAAAAACTCTGTCCATTGGTTTTTGAGTCTGTTCTGTGCGCCAGCAAGGGTGTCTATTCTATCAACAGCATCAAGCCCATAGACTTTTTTAAGCTCTTCGGCTACTTTTGGCAATACATCCCCTGCTACTACCTGTCCTTTTTTCAGCATATCATCCAATTCGGAAGTGGATACACCCATAGCATCAGCGAATATCTTCATCGCCCCAGGGAGCCTTTCCCCTAACTGCCCTCTCAATTCCTCTGCTTGGATGTTCCCTTTGGATACCATTTGCTCCAAAGCGGTATAAACTCCCTCTATCTGTTCAGCAGGAAGACCGAGTTTAGCACCAGCACCAGCAAAGGCTTCAAATACTTCTTTGGCTTTTTCGCCCTCCAAACTGGTGTTTTTCGCTGCTGCACTGAACTTGGTGTAGGAATCCGTAAGGCTGATAAGCTCCAATCCGTATTTTTCGGCAGCACTTGAAAGAAACTCCTTTTGATAACCTACTTCTTCCTCTGTTTGGAAGACTTCTTTCATTGCGTAATTCACAGCGTTGAGCTTCTGAACAGTCTCATAAGATTGAGTAGCAATGTCTCCAAGCATCCTTGCACCATCTGCCATAAGAATACCCCCAGCGATAGAACCAGCACGGCTCATCATTCCACCAAAGCCACTACCCATTCCGTTGAGTGCTGATTGATAGTTTCCGACATTTCGCTGGTTATCGCCTACGCTTTTATCTATCTTTTTCAGCGCTGAGTCTAATCCTACGGCTTTGAGTTTTGCCTCTGTAAATTCTTTGGATAGTTTGGATAGTTCTTTCTCATAAGCAGAAGCACCGATTTTACCATTTTTAAAATCATGCTCTAATAACTGCATCTGTGCTGCCAAGTCTTTCGCTTTATTCTTGGCATCTAAAACCTCCCTTGCAAATCTCTTGTAGTGGCTTTGGCTTTCGGATAAGACTTTATTCTGTTTCTCCTGCAACGATAAGGCTTGTTTCTTCGCTCGTGCTTCGGCATTCTGCTGGTTTGCTAATTCCTTTGCTGTTCGCACCTGTTCGGTGGTTATCTTTGCGTTGGTTAGTCTTATCTGCTGTGTTTTCTGCTCTATGGTCGCCATATCTTTGAGCGTTCGCATATACTCTTTGGAATAGCCGTCCAAGTCTTTTATTCCCTCAATGGTCTCTTTTGGCGTTCCTCTGTTCAGTTTGGCATTGGTTTGGTCTACGGCAGTGTTTAGTTTAGTAAAAGACTGAATTAAATCATTCACTCCTGCTTCCAATTTGTCTAATTCTTCTAAAGTCTCCTTTGTCTGAATTACGGCTAATTTATCACTCATAAGGTTTTATTTTTTGTTATGTAATTCTACTTTCTTTATCGCCATTTCCTGCATCTTCCCAAATCGGTAAAGGCTGGTCTTGTTTAGGTCTATTGTTCGCTCCAAAATCATCTCAATGCTCACAATAGCATCGTTGATGTTGGTTGGCTCTTTGTCCTGTGCTTCTTTCTTGTTGTTCTCAATGTTCTGCATTGCCTTATCAAGGTTGGTCTGCCACATTGCTATTCTTTCCTCTATGTATTTCTTTTGCTCTTGCAGGTTGTCACTCTTACGGATTTTAATTTGCGCAAGGGCTTCTTTCATATCCTCCCAATGTTCAGGCAGTCCTATTTCCTGTCTTAATGCATTTTGCCTTTCTTTCATCTCCACGATTGCCAGCAGTGTAGTGAATTTGATAAAGTTAATCTTCGCAATTTCTGCACTTCCCAGCATCAGCAGGTCGTTGGTCTTGGCGTTAATAGATATGCTATACTCTCGGATGATGTCGTTAAACTTACTTTTCAGCATCTCCTGTTGCTCTTTGTCTTCTTCCAATTCCTCGCCATCATATCCTTTTATCATGTAGTTATAATCTCCTGTTTCTGTTATTCTTTCATAGTTGAATAGTGGCAGTTCCTTGGAATCTTTGTATAGTTTCATACATGTTTTATTATCCTCACAAATTTACTTATTTTTATTTAGTCTAAATAAGAATAATATATTATATTTGTCAAAAGAATGTTGCTGTGGGAATTTTAACGAGAATAGACAACGGAATATCGGCTTTTAAGTCTGCGTTTATGGGCAGTAGTGTTGCGCCTATCTATGCAAGGTTGAGCAATGGCACACACTCCTACAATTACGAAACCGAGCGTATGGGTGTGTTATCATTCTTGGGTATAGGGAAAACTTACTTTTCACCAAAGGAAGACTATAAGGCTTACTACATAGATGGCACTTTCCTGTCCGACTGCATCAATCTATATGCAGATTTCGCTTCGCAGGTAAGAATCCAAGAAGTGGATGACAAAGGCGAAGCGGTGGATAATTCCGAGTATCTGAAATTTCTCAACGAGCCGAACGAGTTTCAAAATCAGACTGATTTCATCAAAGAAATGGTGGTCAATCTGCTCACTACTGGGATGTCTATCCAATACGGCAATTTCTTTAAGAATGGTAATTTAAGAGCCAGTCCTTCACTTTACAACTTGGAGTTTAACAATATCAAATTCCCTGAAATCAAAGACCCTTACACACTTACAAGGGACAAGATAAAGACTTTAAAGGTGGTAGAAACTCTTGCTGATGGTGTGCAGAGAACGAGAGAACTGCACGAGTTGGCGTTCTTCTACGATACTATCGCTAAAAAGAATTACAGAGGAGATGGGGCAAAGAACATGTTTTTCAATCCTGTTTCAAGGATTTCTTCTATCCTCTACTCTATTCAGACTATCCTTAATAGTGAGGATATGATGTGCTTTCTTACTTCTAATCCTGTGAATACTATTATCAGCAGAAAGGCAACGGGGGCAGGAATTGCGCCATTGAGTGGAGACCAAAAGAACGATATAGAGAGCAAACTCAACGGAAGAGGAAGATATGGCGCAGGAATGGGTAAGGCTGGCGATGTTATCGCTACGAATGAAACACTGGAAAGATTAGACCTTACAAGGGACAATAAGAAACTGCAAACCATAGAGATGCAGGAAAATGCCAAGGAAAACATCCGAAACAGATACTTGATACCAAAAGACTTTTTCGGTGGAAGCACCTATGAAAATCAGCAGTTTGCAGAGGCTAAATTCATTTTAGGCAATGTGAAAACTATCACAGACAACTGGCTTCAAGAACTTACGAACAAATCGCCTAAATACTTCAAAGAGCGAGGAACAAGGCTGATTGGAACATACGACCACCTGCCAAGTGTAATCGCTATTAAAACCAAACTCAAAAACGAGGGCTTTAAATTCAAAGCAGAAGCGTTGGTATCGCTTTTAGGAGCGTTTGAAAAGGCGCAAGAATTAGGCGTAAGCAACGACTTTGAGCAGTTTGTCAAAGAAAGAGGTTTTGAGGATTTTATAAATAACGAATGATGAAAAAAGAAATAGAAAAAATAGAGCAAAAACTGAAAGGCTCCAAGTCCAGTCCAGCACTGGAACAAAGTCTAAAAGACAAAAAAAAGATTTTAGAGAAAAAACAAATCGTGAAGAAATGATGATAAGAGCAAAAGAGATTCCTAACAGAACATTCGAAACAAAAGAGGATATGTTTAAATTCTTAAAAGAGAATAAGAACTTCCTTATTTCACAAAAGAAAATGGCGACAAAGTTGTC